TTTCTGTGCTTTCGCTAAAATCAATGCCACCTTTTTTACCACTTGCAGAACCTTTTGGATTTTTCTTACTTCCTTGCACTTGGTCTTTCTTTGGTGCTGGTGTAGAACTGTCACTACCTTTTTGTCTTGGTTCTAATTTGCCCTCGCTAACAAGTTGTGCAATTTTTCTATCTGCCCAATCTGCTGCACCCATAGGTTTCGTCCACGGATTAGAACCCCATAACAAAAATGCTACATCTGAAGCCCTCCAAGTATCTGGATCATTTGGGTTTGTTTTTTCTCTATCTAAATCACTAAGGTGTCTTTTATGCCACGCTGCTATTTTTACAATTTTATCTATGCTTAGTTGTTCACCCCTAGACATAATACGTGCTTGTCTAACTGTTTCATCAACTAAACCGTCCCCTGCCTTATTAAGATTATCTAAACCTCGTTGTGCGTTTTCTTGCATAAATTTAGGTGTTGTTCTATCTACTTGTCTTTGTTCGCTGTTGTAACTAACTAATGTTGTATCATCATCATCTTTATGTTTCATTCCAGTTATATCTTCGTAATCTTTCATATTGTCGCACGGCATATAATAAGTTTTACCATCAATTTCGTGTGTGTGTGAACCAACGCAACCAATTTGTTTTGCTTTTTCTTCAGCTTCTTCTTTTGTTTCGTATATATCTTGACTTGCGTCTGCTTGTCTTTCGCTTTCTGCTTCTGCAATATTTAATGCTGTTATCTGGTCTTTTGCTTTTTCTTCTGTTTCGTGGCAACCCATAATAAAATTATCATCATCTTTAATTACTGCAAAACCGTTGCAATCTTCAGCTTCCGTAGAAATTGAATATGGCATTATTCTTGTGGTAGTTCGTTTGTTGGGTCGTGTTCGTCTATACCTTGTGGTTGAAGTGTAGGATCTACTAACGCACCTTGTAATCCTATATAGAATTTGTCGCCACCCTCATAAGGTTCTAACTCCATTTTTGCCCGTGCTTCATTAGGTGTCATAATTCCAGAACTAACTGCTACTTGAAATGATCTAACCCTACTTAATTGGTCGCCACGTGCATATTCATCAGTGTCTAATCTAACAAATTGTTTACCCGGAAGTAATGTACTAAAACCATCTTCTATACGTCTAATCCACGGTAAAAGTGTATGTCTAATAAAAGCTAACCCGTTACTTTCTAAATTTGAATATACATTTGAACCATCTTTAGATAACAACAGATGTGCTGGTATTCTAAATACTCTTGCTATTTCGTGAACTATCTGATCCCTTGCAGCTATTAATTCATTTCCTGCTGCGTCACTAATAGCTTTCCATTTTAGACCACCAGTAAGTACTGCTGGTTTCCTATTTCTATTATGATTACCTAACCAAGTTTCTTTTAATATATTTGCTTGTTCAGCTGTTAAATCCCTGTCTGTTTCTAAAACAGAACTTGGTGTACCACCTTGACCATAGAATTGTGCAATATGCCTTTCCATAGCCAATGCAAGACCATAAGTATTTGAATTGGTACGTAATGGACTAACACCTATAAGCTGTCCCGGATATGAATACCAAGTGAAATGCAACATATTGTTACTTGTAATTTTTCTATCGTAATTACCTTTAGATGTTTGTAACATATAAACTTTTTGCCCATTTATCATTTCTACTTTTACTTTTTCTGGGTGTACTGGGGTAAGTTGTATTGGTCGCCCTTGTCTGTCTTTATCAACTAAAACAAAACTATTACCGTGCATAGCAAGTGATGTTATGATTTGGTGCATTAATGAAAACATTGTTAAATCAAGTCCAACATTTGGTTTTTCTAAAAATTTAGGTTTATCAGTAAATATTGTCTTTTGGCCGTCATAACGAAGTGTTTTAACTGGTAGTAACGCAATACTGTCGGCAATTAAAGATATTGCACTAAATACAGTTGATATACCTAGTGCCGACATTTCGTTTACTTTTTCGCCTGTGTAGTTAGATAAACCACCCTCACGTAAAGCTAATAAATCAACAAGGTTACCTAAAGCTGCGTCCCTGTTCTCTCTTTTGAATAAACTCATCTAACTGCTAAATAACTTCCTATAATTAAAAACGCACCAGCGACTATTAACGCTAATGATACGTTTATTGTATATACTCCATAAATTATAAGTCCTGCACCTACTACTTCAATTAGTGTTGTTATATAGTTTTTCATTTATTCTTTCCTTTGCTATATTATAATATTCTTTGTCTAACTCAATACCAATAAAATCCCTATTTGTATTTACACAAGCAACTCCTGTGCTACCACTCCCCATTGTAAAATCTAAAACAGTTTCATTTTCTTTTGTATAAGTTTTAATTAAGTATTCAAGAAGTTCTACAGGTTTTTGTGTTGGGTGCAAACTTCCTTGTCTTATTTTTTGATAATTTAGAATATTTGTTGGATTTTTATGTGTATAAATTTTCTTAAAATTTTTATCTAAATTATGTGGTGCAACTTCACTTTTAATTTGTGTTCCACCAGATTTTATAGGTTTATCTCTTTTAATCATTTGTGGATAATAATTACCTTTTATATAAAAAATAGATATATTTTCAGTTAATCTCATTGGTTGATGTCTTGCATAAGACATACCACTAGGTATTTGTTTATTCCAAATCCAATCATATTTATATTCTTTTAAGTTAGATAATCTTAAATGACTACTAAATGGTTCTGTTCCAAATAATGCAATAACAGTATTGTCTTTCCTAATCCTTTTTAGTTCTGCCCACATTGGCTCATAAGGTATAATATTATCCCACTTACATTGTGTAGTTCCATAAGGTAAATCAGTTAAAATTAAATCAATAGAGTTATCTGGTAATTCTTTCATCACTTCCAAGCAATCGTCATTGTATAATTTCATAAATTAATTATTGATACTTCTGGTTCATCATCTAATGGTTCTGGTGCAGTTATTCTGTCAAGCATTAGAACCATTGCTATAGCACCGTCAATTTTTCTTTTACTTCTACCCTTAGATAAACGCCAACCCATATCTGTTATCTTTTGTGCAGCACTCATTACTTGATCTGTAAAGGTTGGGTCGCCATCGTGTCTTACTTTTGTGTTTGCAATTAAATCATAAGCGTTACCACAAGCCGGTATCATACGTGAGTGTGTTTGTGGAAAGTTTACCATAGGTACACCCCGGTCTAACAATACTTGTGCAGAACGTTCAAAAAATGCTGGATCATACGCTACTTCTTTTATTTTATACTCTTTCATCAAGTCAATAATAAATGCTTCTATTTCTTGATAATCCATAAAGTTTTCTTCATTAGGTAGCCATATTTTAGATTTCATATTAATTATTTCATTATCATCTTTTTGACCATAAACTATTGCAACGCTGTCGTGCCTTAATGCCATATCTACACCAACAAATGTATCTACACCTGTTTCTAGTTCTAATTCTTCATCTTGACAAGCTAACCATTTTTCTATTTCTATCCAGCTTTCTTCTTCTGTTCTAGTCCATTGATTTAAGTGATATCGTTGAAATTCATTAAGTGGTAATGATTTATGCCTACGTCTAAGGTTTTCTATTGGCCACCAATCATTTGGTATTGCCGGGTTAACTTTATGCCAAATAGCTTCATCAGTTGGAACATCATCATCTTTTGCACCAATCCATTTAAAATAAAATTCTTCATCTTCTTGTTTTCCTGCTTCTTTTAATAATCCACGTTGATACATACGACCTGCCATACTATCTAAATCGTGTCCAGCTGTTGTAATGTTTAGCACCAATCCGTCTTTACGTTTAGCTGTATTGTTTGATAAAACATAATGTACACGTTCTAAGTTGATGTTATTCCACTCGTGTATCTCATCAGCTATAAAACAACTGTTTCTACCACCATCTGCTGTACCAGCTTTTGCAGCAACTCTAAATGCCCTACCCGGTGCGTTCTTTACTTGTATTTCGTTTTCAAACGTTTCAACCATATCACGTAAAAATATACTTTCTTGACACATAGTTTTCATAGTTCCAAACACTAGGTTTGCTTGTTCGTAACTTGCAGCAGCAACGGCCACTAATGGACTAGTTACACCAGATCCAAGAAGTTCATACATACCTATTGCTGCTGCTAATGCTGTTTTACCATTTCCTTTTGGTAATCCTATTAATGCTTCCCTGTATTTTCTTTCACCATTGTCTTTTACTTCATATAAATCATAAATTATTGCTTGTTGCCATTGATCTAACTTAAATGGTTCACCAAAGAAATCACCCTCACCGTGTACGCAAAACTTCTCTATAAACTTAACTACTCTTGCACCTTTTGTTTCCGGTAAACTAATCATTATTCTTCTTCTTCAAATTCTGTATTGTGGTCATCTATATTTATATTTTGTAAAAATTGTTCTATGTATTCTTTACTATTCTTTATCCAACTCATTATTCTTCTTCTAACATTAATACACGTGGATCTATTAATGCTTGTTCTTCATCATCTTGTAAAAGTTGTTGTAATTGTTTAAAACCCATTTGTGCTTCACCAAACGCAATACCAAGTCTTTGCCTAGCTAGTGGTGTTAATCCTAATTCTTGTTCTAGTTTTAATATTTTTTCTTCTAGTTTTAACGTTAAGTTGATTAATGGATTTATTGTAGGTTGTCCAGTAGATCCAACGCTTAATAAACCTTTATTACCTAAATTTTGTATTGTACGATTAGCACGTTCCACTTCATCATAAAATTGAAATAATCTGTAAAATGCCGGGAAGTCCACTTGTTGTGCAGTACTTGCAAGTTCACTATCCCAATATTGTTTCCAGTAATTCCGTGTTTTAGTTAGCCAACGTGAATTGGCTTTTGGTGTTTCAAATGCTTTTCCACCGTGTATTACACTCAATGAATTATCCCTATGACCTGTTAATTTATTTTTATCTTTTGGTATGCGACCACGTTTACCCATTATAAACTATCAATTAATTCTGCTTTTTGACCTGTAAAATTTTGCCAACGATCTATTATTACTTGGCAATATTGTGTATCTAGTTCCATAATAAAACAATTACGTTCAAGTTGTTCACAAGCTATTAGTGTTGAACCACTACCACCAAAAACATCTAATACATTTTGATTATCAATAATATTTAAAACCCAAGTCATAACTTTTACTGGTTTTGCTGTTGGGTGTAGTTTTTGTTCACCAGACCAATGGTGATGTAATATCCTTGTTTGTTTACGAAAATTTGTCCAAGCTAACTCAAATTCGCTGTATGGTAAGTTTGGTGCTTTTTTCTTATCCCAACATAACCAATCGTTTGTTGTTTGTAATATATCAGCATAATAATTACCACCCCACACACAAGAATATTTTGCATAATCTAATAATGGTAAAATATCTACTTTGTTTTTATCCCAATCATTACCACGATAAAATTCTTTTTTACCATTACCTAATGTTTGGTTATTTGCGTCTAGCCCGTATGGTGGATCAATTAAAAGTAAATCTATTGAATTGTTATTTATTAAAAAATCTAAATGTTTTTTATTTGTAGCGTCCCCACATACAAGTGTGTGATTACCTAATTTATATTTTTGACCAAGTTTAATTTCTGTTTGTCTAATAGCTGGTGCGTCATCTTCTATAACTTCTTGTTTTTTAATTAAAGCTAATAAATCTTTTTCATCAAATGATGTTGCTTCTAATAGTTCTAAATCACTTGAAA